GTAATTCTTCCTTCTCAGCGATTAACTCTCTCTGTCTATCGTATGTTAATCCTAATTGTGCTAACTCTGATTCAATCGCAAGTAATTCATCTTCTTTTTCTATTAACTGAACTTCTTTCTTTCTAGCTTTAAAATCATTTTCAATTAACTCTCTTTGTTGTTCAGCTTGTAATTTAATAGCTGTTCTTTCATCCTCAGTTAATTGGTCATTATCTAATAATAATCTTGTAGTTTCATTAATATTATTTAAAAGATTTTGTTTTTCTTCATCTAATAATGCTAATCTACCTTCAAATCTTTGTTCTTGTGCTAATAATCTATCCGCAGATGCATTGGATTCAATCTCAGAAATTCTTTGATTCGTTTCATTAATAATTCTGATTCTTTCTTCATCAGTTAATTGTTCATTTCTCAACAATTCATTTGCCGCCATTTTTGCAGCTTCAATTAAAGCTTTTTCTTGGTCATTGATTGCGGCAATCTCTCTATTAAATCTTTCTTCGTTTCTTTGGAATTGTAATTCTATCTCTATGGAACGATATTCGGTGATACCATCTAACAACTCCTTTTGTTTAGCGATTTGCTCTTCCTGTTTAGCTATTGCTTCCGCATCGTACTTATCGTTTATCTCTTGTACATCTTTACGATAGTTTTCTTCTAACTGAGTAAAATCAGTAATACCAGCAGCTTTTAATTTCTTTAAATCCTCTTGATACTTTTGTTCTCTAGTAAACAACTCAGCACTTCTAGCATCCAACGATGCAAGATACGCTTCAGTTTGTACTTTTTGAGCTTCTTCAACTGCTTTTAATCTTTCTTCTTCTCTTTTCTTTCTTTCCTCTTCTGCTTTCTCAGCTGCTTCTTTTTCTTCTTCAGTTAATCTCTTAAATCCTTCTTTAAATTGCTTCTCACCAGCTTTAAATCCATCTACAGCGGCATCTACGATTCCGTTACCTAATTCTTTTACATTATCTACTGTTCCTTTAACACCTTCTTTAACCGCATCAAATGCAGCATTTGCTCCTTCTTTAATTCTATCCCAATCAAAGGTAAACACACCAGCGATAACATCACCAGCTCCTTTAGCAACTCCGATAAGTGTTTTAAAATTGTTTACTAATGTACCAATGATAAATCCAGCTACTGATTTAAGTGTACCAAATAAAGTAGTGAATACACCTGTTAGAACACCAACAGTTTTGGATAAACCATTCATTACCTTATCATTCTCTAATATACCAACCACCAAATCAGCTAATTGCATAGCGATTGGTTCGATTACTGCAAATAATCCGTTTAGAATCTTAGTAAACCCTTGAGTTATCTTATTTAACTTTTCAGTACCTTCTTCAGTACGTGTAAGAGACTCTCTCAGAGCAAGAAGTGCCCCTGCAATCCCAGCTAATACAGCTATGATAGGATTTGCCATAAAGACTTGGAAAGTTCCTCTAAGCCCCTCTAATGATTGACCTACAAAACCGATAACACCTGGCTGAGCTGCGAGGGCTTCGGTAAATCTAACGGATTGGATTTCAGTATCTCTTAAATTATCTTTTAAATCTGATAACTCTTTAGATAATTCTTTAAACTCTGCTGATTTAGGGTCTAACTTACCTAATGTATCTTGCGTTTTAGAGATAGCTTCATTTAAGTTATCAAACTCACCTAATGATGTAGATACAGTTCTCTCTAACAGCTCCATATTCTTAGCTGCTTCTTGAGTTTCTACTTCAATTGTGGTTTTATATGTTTTTTGATTCTCAGCCATACTATAATCTTCTTAGTAAATTCCAAAGTGATTTCCAATTGTAAGGGATTTTGTATTTTCCCTTTCCAACATCCACCCTTTTGGAGACTCCGTAGAATTTATCTTCTTTTAATAAGTCAATAACTTTAGTTATCATTTTAACAATTTTAATTTATTGTGTAGGTATAGAACCACTCACTGCTGCTTTTTTAAGAATATTATCCATAGCATCTTGGATGATAGGTCCTAAAAGCTGAATTTTACATTCGCCTGTTACCAGGTTATAATCATTGATAGCTCGTAAATGGTAGTAGTTACCTCTGAACTCGCATATATCATTTAATTCCATCTTAAAATAATCAGCCAATGGAATATTAGCGGAACAATTAATCAACCTTGTTGTTGGGTCATACAATAACTCAATATAAGTTTGCCAATATTCTGAGAAAAGAGTATTACCTGGTGTAGAACCATATGCAGGTGTTTCATTAAAAAATAGAAGTGAATTCGAATCAGTTGTTGGAATACCATCTGCTGATGAACCTGTATCGTAATGGTCAAAGTATGGAAACGTATTTGAGGATGTTACAAATAAACTAAATAAATTAGGGTCATTTGCATACCATACTCTATATGGTTGACATTCCTTTTCACCATTGTAGAAAAAGAAGCGTGGAAGTACATTCGAAGGATTAAATTCGTTATCCGCAATAAATGTTGGTATGTATATCTTATCTGCTGCCATAATTAACTTGTTGGTTCATCTGCACAATTTGTTGTGTATGAAGTAACTAATCCCGTTGATGGACTTATAATGTATATATCACCCGATGATGGGTTTGCTACATAACGATAACCCGTAAGTGGTGCACCTGATGCATTTGTATATACATAATAACCTTCATCAATTAGTCCTGATGGATTATCAGTAAATCCTGCACGAGTAGTAGTATTACATAAATCGTAAGGATATATAGATGTAGTTCTTTGATAAGATAATGCATATAAAGTTGGTAGAGTTATCGAACCACTTAAACCTGTACCTGCTACATATCTCAAAGGTGATGCTGCATCTGCTGGTTCTACTTTGAACTCTCCTTGTGAGAAAAAGTTTTGAGTATCTATAAAGAACGATTCACCATAAGGTCTATTTGTTTCTTTCTTAAAGTTTTGTGATAATAAATCATTATCAGCTTTATGTCCAAATCTTAATTTATTTACTGCTAAGTTATTAGCTGGTATTACTTCTAACTTTTCATCTAAATTGATGTATTTGTTAAAATCCTTTACCTCACCTTGCTTATACCAATTATTAAAGGTTTCTACGATAAATTCTTTTGGTTTAGTTTTCGATGGGTATATAATGAGATTAAACTTTCTTTGTACCGCTTGTATAAAATCAATCATTTTGATTCCACTCTCACCTATTGGCATTTGGTCAGCAATATCTAAAACCCTCCAATCTGCAGCAATAACTTGACTTGTAAATTCCCAATAAGATGTTTCATCACCATCAGGTGAAAGAGTTACTGTAAAGTTAGTACCACCAAAATCATCGTATCTAATCATTGGATACACTGCTTTATTTGCTGGGATTGAACCATTAGTACTCCAATAGTATTCTAATTCATAATCAACATCACCCTTTCCATTCGTTACTGAATACTCTTGTATTAAATAATTATTCCATACATCCACAGCTTCTTGCCAATAAGAACCTGTTGAATCATTTATATCAGCTTGTGAACCAGTATTTACCGAACCTGTTTCAAACAAACCTAATTGAAATTGTGGTACACCTAATGAACCTGATACTTTAAACTTTAAGTTTATTTTACCTCTCAAAGGTGATTGTCTATCATTCATTACATAAGACATACCATCTCCGATAAATCCTTGCGGGTCAAATTCGTTGTTTTCCCATGGTCCTATTCTTGTCCAATCTCCATTTACTAAAAGTTGTGAATCAGCTGAAGAACCACTAATAGGTGCAATCTTTGCCTTACCATAAGTTTCCAAATCTATACCATCGTATTCAGGATGTTTACCACCATTGTGTAAAGACATGTATAAATTATCAAATAACGATGAGGTTAGAAAATCTGATTGATAAGTAAAACCAAACTGCTCAAAGATAGCATCCCATACTTTCTTAACTCTAATAGCAGGTTTAAAATCTTGTACTGAAAGTGAACCATCAGCTAAATCAATACCAGGCCTATTTCCTACTATTGCAGAAGTATAAGCGATATCCTGTCCATAATCGATTAGAGGATAAACAATATCACCATTAAATAAATTTCTATCCCACGATGCAGTTATGTTCTGAAAAGATGAACTATGGTTTAGAGTTTCTAATGTAGTAATATCCGTTAAGAATGCTCTATTGATTTCTCTAGCAAAAGATGCAAGAGAACCAAAGATAGTTACTTCGTAAGAATCAATGTATTTGTTTGCTACTACATTTACTTTGTTCAATTGTAGATAACCACTAGCTAAATATAAACCATCAAAATCAAAGTATGCATCTACTTTATTTGATGTAGAAAATAGAAATGGATTTTCTACTGAAATATCATAATACTGCTCAAAGAATTCATTGTTTTTCTTTGAACCTGGTAAGGTAATATTACGAGAAAAATCAGTAGGTAATGTACCTACATCAAATAAACCAGTAATGTTGTCCGAAATGGTGATAGTTTCATCTTTGAATAAATCTAATGTTACACCATTGGCTACTAATTTAAAATTAAAACCTTGAGTTGATGTTACTCCCATATTTTATAAAATTAATTTATATGCCTGTCCAAATTCGAAATCAAATGAGTATTGGATTAATTTATCTACTACATTTGTTTTAAATGAAATAGAATTCGTTTGTATAGTGATAGGTCTTAAATCTCCTGTACTTTCGTTGTAAATCCAATATATTTCATCGCTAACCATTAATTGCTTTAGAATCTCATTATAATCTTCACTTAACCAATCTGAATTTACTGTTAGCGTTTGAGTTGAATCTGCTGAATAATTTTGTCTAGATGAATCGTAATTGTTATATGATAAAGTAGGTGAACCCCAACTACCAATTTGTTGTTGGAATGATTTGATATCCGTTCTAAATGATTCTCTACTTACTAAATTAAAGTTTAAGAAATCAAACTGTCCATATCTATTTTTCCATTTGATTCTTACATTAGGATATTTCTTTTCACACTCTATATTAAATCTAATAGAATCACCAATAGCAGCTCCATCCTTTAGAGGTGTTACTGTAAAGAAATCGTATGAAGAACTTAATGGAAAATCTGCTTCACCATCACCAATTGGGAAAGATGCGATTTGACCTGATGTATCAGCTGAACCAGTGATATCGAATGATGAAGATTGTATTCCACCAGTGTATAATACAGCATCTGCAATATCTCCACTACCACTCCAAGCAAAGATACCCATTCTACCAATATTTCCATCAAACGATGTTTGAGTTGCAGGTCCATCACTCATTATAGGCCAATAAGGTGTTTTATCTTCTAAAGATTGAGTAATTGGTTCTTGATAAATTGCATATCCATCAATCGCTTTATATATTCCTGTCTCAACATGCGATGAAGTTACGAATGCTGATGCTGAAATAAATTGATGATAAAATTCTGCTTTAAAAAATATTGTGTTAGAAGGATTTTCTTCTAATGGGTCTTGTAATGTAGAATTAATAATTTTACTAAAGTCAAAAATCCCACTCAATGAAGTGTTTGGATATTTGGCTAGAGTAAAGTCAGAGAATGAACCACTATCTGATTCACTTCCTGTCCAATACCATAATTCTGCTATGTATTGAAATGATGATGATGCTACACTACCACTTAGAGATTCACTAACTGCACACACAATGGGTGATTGTGCTAATGAACAACTTGATGGATATTGTAAGATTTCGATTGCCATAATAAATCTTTTCTATTTTAACCGATTTGTTTTTAAAAGTATTTGATGGTTTAACTTATCTTAAATCCAGCTTTATTAAACAAATCATCTAGCTTTTTTACTTCACCATCAACTTTTTTCTCAGTTTCGGTTTCCATAAACTCATCTAACAATTGTGTAAACCTTCTATCTTCAGCTGCAATCTCAGCAAAAGGTCTTTCAATCATTCTTCTCGTACCATAGTGTACCCATCTACCATACTCAGCTCCATCAGGAGCAATTTGTACTACGATTTGGTATCCATCACCCACTTTAGATGCAATCTTATCAATTGCGTTTTGTGGTGAAGAAATAAATTTAGTTAGTAAGTTACCAGTAGAGAATGCTCTTGAACCTTGTCCATTTGGATTCTCAGGTAGAGGAGATTTAGGTGCTCTTTTGTATTTAGAATAAGGCAAACCAGGATAGATAGCTTCTGCAGCTAACTTTCTATATCCTTTAGCTAAATCCTTTAATTCTTTCATTAACAACTAAAATCTAAATCTGAATCAGTAAGTAATGTATATGTACATCTATTTCTGAAACCAAATGCTACTAAGTCAAATGTAGCCACATGCCCAGCTAATCCGTTATCAAAATTATCTCTAAATGGTGTTACACTAATGTTAGCTGGTATATCAAATGATTCTACTGAAAATTGTGTGTATGTAGTTAAATCATTAACAATTGCTAATGTATTAGCAAGAATATCAACCAAATCATCAGTGCCGTAATAAGGAATAGATTGTTCGTTTGTTTTGGGGTTAGATTCATTAGATTTTAATTTTACTTTATCCGCAATTGTAAGTTGACAAGAATGGATAATAGTTTTTTCTGTTAATACAGTATTTGTAATTAAAATGTTACCTAAAGGGTACGCAGGAAACTCCCTGTTATCGATAGAGAACACATCTCCCTGCGAAACATAGTTGAGTGAGGGATGGTTCTTCATAATCGCTTTAAAATAATCTAAAACATTATAATAAAGAGAATAATTCCTATCTTGATTTTGTACTACATTTGCCATATTCTATAATTGTAATCCGCTAAAGTATTGATTTGATTGGTCTGGGTAAATCATTGTTGTATCACCCGTAGTTTCTAAGAATTCAGGAATATTAGATGAATTAGCTATTAGATAATCTTGCAATCTCGTAGCATACCATTCGGCATTATCTTGCGCTTTTTGAGTTAAGTAATCTATCTCAGTTTTAGATACTGCTTCACTTTGTTCACTCTTATGTTTAACTGCACCTTCAGATTTGAACGATGTTCCACTAAATGGAATGTATTCAACACAGCTATACCAAATTACGCAAGGTTTTACATAATCTTGCATAAGAGTTTGATAATAACCCGTAAATGGAGTTTGAGATTCTATATCATTTTGTAATTTGTTGTATAGTACTGTACCTAATAGGTTTTCCAAATACTTAGTTTGTGCCGTTTTAATAAAAGGTAATAGTTTATCAGCATCAATTGCTCCTTGTAAAGGAGTTGTTTTGATGATATCGTTTCTGCTTATAAATAATCCAAAAGCCATAGTTAAAATATTTTATCGTTAGTGATTTCTTCTATATCTCCTACTTCTCTGCTAGTATCTTCCATTTCTTCAGGACTTTCCATTTGTTTGTTGATATCTTCTTCAACTTCTTCAATAGTTTGGTCAGTTTCTTCTGCCGTTGTAGAAAGAATAGCAAGAGGTGTAAGTTGTTCAAAGTATAACTCTGTATCTTTAGTATATCCACCCCAAGTTAATGCATCAGATAAACTTTCGATGATTAATTGTTGGAATGGTTGTATTGTCATAGTTTGCATAATAGAATATGCTGTTTTCATTTCTTCACTCTGAGAGGAGAAACCATTCTGAGCGGTTCTAATACCAAATAGAAGTGGAGAAGTAATCCTATGCGCTACAAGAATTCTATCCTGAGCGTATTCAGCTACATATTGGTACTTATCATGCAAATTCTCAGTAGTGATTGTATCAATTGTAGGTTTCACCGCCGGGTCATCATTAAATGAAACCATAAATCTACCAGCATTACGAGTACCTGTAAACTTAGATTCAATCATCGCTTCAATAGTATCTCTTTCCTCTGGTGCGGGAACTCCGTTGTTCATATTAACCATCACCAGCGGCAAAAACCCATTCTCAATATTATTAATGTGTAAGTTACTTAATTCTGCTTCAGAGAATGAGAATTGTAAAGCTGAAATCCAATCAGGTAAAGAGTAATAAAAACGAGATGGTGTATAATCTTTAATATAAAGAATCTCTATGTTTTCTTGCGATGTTCCAAACGCAGGTAATTTTGTTTTTTCTCTTTGTGCTTTTACATCACTCCAATCATAGCAATAGTAGTAGTTTTGTACAGCAGTTGCATCATAAATCTTTTCAGCTCTTAGATTTTGTACTGGAGTATGGAATAGTTTTTTAATCTTAGTATGGTCAGCGTTCCAAAATACTTGGAATGCAGCATTACCATATAACTTTAAATCAAATGCTACTTTTTTGATATCTTTTTGCGATACCATTCTTTGGAATATCTCATCAAATTCTTCGTTCTCAGAATATAATCCTTTTCCATATATTAAATCCGCTACTCCCTCTACACAAGCTGCATTTGTAGTTGAGGTTTGATATGCATCAGTAATAATAGGAAAATAATCATCTTGTCCGATGATACCCACAGGCACCCATTGATATCTTGTTTTTACATCCTCTACAATATCGGGTATATCCTGTCTAGTTAAACTTACAAATTTTAAATTATCTTTCATTATGCTAAAATTATATATTCATTTACGGTATCATTACTAATAAAACTACCGCTTGTGTTTTGGTTTTTATATACTGGCTTATTGATAGACTGAGATGCGTAACATTGTATAGTACCATCCCATAATGTGTTATCACAGCCATCTTTAATATACGCTCTAAACTCATCACCAACCGATGCGGTAAGAGATGCAGTAAATTGTAAGATTTGTTGCTCAGCATTAAATGTATAATCTGATAAAGATACAGAGGATGTTAATAAAGTTAACATATCCTCAGTATATAATGTCAAATCTGATGAACCCGTTTGTGATGTTCTAAATGTAAACACATTCGAGCCTGAAATATAGTACGATTGCATATATTGTGTATTTAAGTTGTCTTTAACTATTTAACAACTCTCCATACATAAGTATTAGATGTCTGCGTTTCCAAAATAGGGCATAAAAAAAGGCTCTCACTAAGAGAGCCTTTAATTTAGTTATATATTTATGAAATATATCTTAGTTTCCTGTTCCAGATACAATTGTTGGTAAACCATCTCCAGTAAATGCTGCAAATGGGTTAGCCTCAGTTGAACCTGATAAGAAAGCTGCAGGAAGTTTCTCTTCACCAGTTAAAGTTACTGAGTATCCAAATAAATCACCTAAACCAGCACCAGTTTGAATAGTACCAGCAGTCACATCCGCTCCGTTTTGTTCACCTACTAAAAGAGATTCACCATTTTTGGTGTGAACAACGATTTGAGGTCTACCATAAGCCATAAGCTTTAATTGAGTAGTCATTTCGTTAGTCAATCTCTTTAAGTTAAGTACAGTTTCTTGAGAGAAGAAGGTTGTGCCATTCTCTCTTGAAGTGTTAACAGTTTCAGTATAAGCAGAAGTACCTTTAAGTTCATATTTGTACACAGTAGAACCTGATGGAAGTCCAGTAACCTCCAATTCAGCGTTTTTATCGAAAGATGCAGAAGTATAGTTTAGAAAGTAAACAGCTTGCAAGCCGCCAATACTATCTTTACAAACTTCGTTTCTTCCAGCTGTCAAATTACAAGTAGCCATAGTGTTATTATTTTTTATTATTAGTTAAACTTAAAACTTTGGATGGTTGGGGAGGTTACCCTCCCCTTAATCCGTTATATATTCACTTCTCCTTATGCAGGGATGTGGATTGCGATATCTGAGTTGATACCCGTTTGAGTACCAGCCGTATATCTCATGATGATTCTATAATTTTGTGAACCATCTAGGTCAGCCATGTCTAACACTCTCACTTCATTGTAGTCAGAAAGTAAACCTGTGCCGAAGAATAGGTTAGATTTCTGAGCTGCAACCATATATGAGTTAGTCATACCTGGACAGTGCATTAATGGAATACCATTGTAATCTAGTGGTTTAGCACCAACAGTTACTTGGTTGTTCCATCCGTTTGCGTAGTTAGCACCTAAAGCTTGTTGGTAAGCTTTAACAACATTAGTAGGTACATAGATTACTAAATCTTCTTTTCCGTACACTGTGTTAGGAATAGCAGTTTCTAATGCTTCTAATTTAGCGATTACATTCGTTGAAGTGATTGAACCACTTGCTGAAGATTGAATTGCATCTCCAGCACCACCAGCAGCTGCAGAAGCAGAGATGATAGTTTGGAATCCACCGAATTCACCATTTGTAGCGCTGTTACCTTGCCAGATTGAAGTTTCAGTTGCTTCAGCAACTTTACCACCAACATACGATACTAAGAAGTCGTTGAATGATGCAGGGATTTCATCAAATGCAGAGTACCCTAATTGTAGCGCCTCCCATGATGATACGAACTCTGATTTACAAAGTTCCAGGTTAACTTGAAGCTCTTTTGGCTCCAAAATTCTTTCTGATAATGCAACACTACCAGAGTTTGTGAAATCACAAGAAGCATCGTGTACGATACCACTAACATCTAACTTTTGTACAACTGATTTGTACTTCACGTTAGGCATGATAGATACAGCCTCTTGGTCCAAAGTTTTAGCACTCAATAACGCAGCTGCGATGTATTTCCCAGCCGCTTCACCAGCGTAAGTCGAGGTGATTGAAGGCAATACGAAATTTTGTCTTTGTCTCATTTTAATTAAATTTAATTTAGTTATAAAGTTTTTGTAAGAACGCAGCTTGCGGTGATGCTGTTCTTGTTCTAGTGTTTGTAATCGGCCTCATTGTTTTAGGAGCTCCGTTCAAAGGTGCAGCGGTCATTTCAACTTCTTCTTTTTCTTCTTCAGTTTCCATTTCCTCTTTCTCTTCTTCGTGCTCTTTCATTTCAGCGATTTTCTTTTCCAATTCATCGATTCTGTAAGCCATTTCTTCTACTTTCTTCGATACCTCTTCTAAGTTAACCACATCAACATCAGCTTCTTCTTTTATCTCCTCAGCGTCAGAAAGTTCAGTTTCAGGCAATGCTTCAACCTCTTCAGTTTCTTCCTCTAATTCAATGTTTTCTCTTTCAGTAATTTTGCCATCCGTTACGAAGATTTTGAAACGAGTTTCAACGTCCTCAGTATCTCTCAATCTAAGTTCGTGTTCTCCGTCCGGTGCTGGCGTTTTACTTCCATCCTCACCAACAACGAATACTTCTTCACCTACATCAAAAGTGGCTGACTCAAGTACTGTACCATCCGCTAATTCAGCGAATGCTAATTCAACACTCTGCTTATCTTCTGCAGAAAGTAGAGTGATAATCTTGTTTAGTACATTTTTTGAGTTCATAATAATATTGATTATTTAGTTATTTAACAATTAAGTTTTGATTTGTTTAATTTTTAAGCCCAAGGGCTTCCCACTATCATAGATGATGGTGGAGTAAACGAACCTGTATAGTTTTTATTTGTACCATTATAGATTCGTAAATCTTGTATATATGCTGGTAAATCAATCCATGGATTGCCCAATTGGTCATCTCCAACATGTCCTAATACTTGCAATGGATTCAGAGATTGTTTAATATCTGCATTTAATTCTCCATAAGCAACCATTTCTCCATTAATAAATTGCCTTACTTTACAAGGTTCATTATCTAATCCATTATCCCAAGGTGCTTCAATAGATACCGCAAAGTGATTCCATTGTAATTGCTCTAAATTTCTAGAACCAGAAATAGATGGATTAAAAATTTGTTCAACATCGGTTTCCTTATCAACCACAAACCTTGATGAACCACTTACCAAATCAATTTCAGCACCAGGATTAACATCACCATTCCAGTTAGCCGAATACCAATAAGTTGAGATACCACCCGGAGGAACATCGGTAGCCATATAAGCTAAATCTTTATATGATTGCGATACAGCTGATGCATCTTCTAATGCTACCCATGCTTCAATTACTGCTCCTACCGATGAACGGCCCGTTGTACCAGCAATTACTGAACCAGATTGTAATGAACCCGTAGTAAGGTTTAACCCTTCTTTGGGAGTACCCCCATTTGGAAATAAAGCCGAAATAGAACCGGTAAGATATAAAGAAGATGGATATCCGCTATTTGTAAATTTATTAACTTCGCTAGATGAACTAATGATACCACTACCAGTTAAAGAACCTGAAATATTGGTATAATCACCTCTAATGTATCCACTAATATCTTGCCAAGGTACATCTACACCGAATTGTGGCTCATAATCTCTCTCAAACACTGTACCTGCAATAGCTAATACTAAATAATTAGCAAATTCATCAGTACGAGGAAATGGTTGAAAACCTTCCACATCTCTGTTTTGTTTTTGAGAACCTATAAAGTTGTAATTCAGATTAAACATACTTTTACTTTAATGCAATGATACTAGCAGCAGTTGATGATGCACTTACAGCAGCAACTAAGCCAGGTACAAATCCTGATGCTGATACAAATGTAAGTACTGAGTTATCAACAGTCTTTACTGTCAAATTTCCTAACTGACCTACATATAATCCACCAGCTACAAATCCAAATTCAGGATTATCTCCACTAGCATTATCAAAGTCAGAGCCAGAAACTGCAGTTACCTCAACACCACCAGCAAATTGTGGGTTGGTTACATATGCTTGTTCGTTTTGAATTTTTCCGCTCATAATATTATGT